TATCAAAAATATTAGCAAAAACTACTAAAAGTTCCTCAAAAGGTAAGCGAGGTGGCAATATATTGGACATTTTAAACGATATGGATAGCATATTAAAGGGCAATCCAATGATAAATGCCTCTCAAGAAGAGAAAGATTTGTATTTTGCGGAAACATTGAGTAAATTCATGAAGGATTCGAATGGAAATCCGTTTGAACAAGTCAAAATTAAGGGCGAAGGGTATGGTTATTACTACTCAATGAGCGATAAGAAGACAATTTTGGTCCCAAGAGCTGGAGAATACTACTTAATCTCCAATAAAGCTGACCACAAAGGCCGATTAAGGTTGTATTCTCACTATAAATTCACCACAGGGATAGTTATTTTGGTTCCGGAAGACGAAATTGAAAGAATTGGGTGGAATTGATGACCGAATTTGTTGAAAAATGGCTTATTTTTCTGTTATCTGTGGTCTTTTTTATGATAATTTACTATTTTAGTGGGTTCGAGGTCACAATCATCCTGATTTTACTAGTTATTTTGAACAAAATGAGGTAATTTGCACATGAAAATCACAAAAAATAAGCTATTAGAGTTAATTCAAGAGGAATTTGCCCTTGTAAAAGCCGAGGATACCCCTCAGAATAACCCAATTTCGGCCCCAAATAACCCTTATTTCGACTATCCTGACGAGGAAGGAAAGATGGCAAAACGCCAATTAGAGCAGTTATCTGACTATTCTAACGAACTTTTGGGTATGTTGAATGACAATGAACAGCTTGAATCTTGGGTTCAAAGTAAGATTACCAAGGCTGTTGACTATATTTCGACTGTAAAGCATTATTTAGAGTACGAAATGGGTATGGGTAATGAAGAAAGTGGTGGTTGTGGCTCAAATCCTCACGATATGAGTGGAGAAAAGCTCCATATTTACGAAGAAGAAGAAACCTGACCTGATAAAATGTAGATCGGTCGATTTACAATAGGATAAATAATGACTCTGGGACAAACGTATCTAGATAAATTTAAAATTGGAGATTATGTTCATTGGAGAACAATAATTAGAGATTCAAATTACGATGAATACTATAAAGAATACTGGGGCATAATAACAAGCTTCGAAAATGTAAAAAATAGAAATAAAAGAGATGTCTGGTATGCTCTCGTGCTAGAAAACAAAAGCGGAAGAACAATACCAGTATTATTGCATAAAATACGAAAAGTGGAGACTAATTAATATATGTCTTGTAAAATACACAACAACTCTGACTATGATATATCTGAGATGAAACCTTTGATAAGAAATCTGTATGGTTTCGCAAAGGATAGGTTTGGTTTTAAGAAACCGCCTTCAATTGATTTTGTCTCGGACCAAACGAACCACCCAATGCTTGGTAAAACAGCACACTATGAGCCTACATCAATGAAGATAACCATATATACTGATGGTCGTCATCCAAAAGATATGATGCGTTCTATTGCTCATGAACTGGTTCACCATATGCAGAATGAGAATGGCCATTTTGACGACGAAATGATGACTCAAATGGGTTATGCCCAAAAAGATCCACATTTGAGAAAAATGGAAGAAGAAGCCTATTTAGAAGGTAATATGTGTTTTAGAGATTGGGAAGATCAATACAAAACCAAAAACAAAGATATTTTTTACGAAAGGAGAATACGCAAAATGTCAACGAAAAAATGGAAAAACAAGGAGCTTAATGGGCTTTTAAACGAACGTTGGGGATTCTCCATGAATCTCGATAAACTAAACGAAGGTAGTAAAAAAAAGAAACCTGACGAAGATGGAGACGGTGTTCCTGACTGGGCTGATAAAAAACCCGGAAAAGATGATCACGAAGAAGAGAAAGAAGAGAAAGAAGAAGAAGTTAACGAGATAAATATGAAAAATGCTCTTTCTGGTGACACTGATGAAACACCAATGAGTGATCTTGAAGCTCAAGAAGAAGCACCCAATACTCTTCAAAATGCTCCGAAAGAAAATCTTGACGCACTAATAGCAGCAGTAAAAGATGCTGGAACGCAACAACAGGTTGATGAACTAGCTGAGATGATTAAAGCATATTTATCAACACTCACTCCATCACCTGAAGATGTACAAGAGGCTGCTGATTTATCTATTGGTGACGTATCAGAAAAACAAGCCAAGATTAGAACTGCCATAATTATGGCTATAAAAAAAGCCACTGGACTGACACTTAAGCCTGAAAATGTTAGTGATGTTGTAGATACTGTTCTAGCTGCCGTGCAGGGTTATTCAACAACTCGTCAAGCTGCTGTAAAACACTTGGCTCAAACACCATCTAAAGAAAAAACTAATGAAAATTAAAATTAATAAAAAAGAAGAAATAGAGGAAGTCTCTGCTGTGGGTGTAGGGGCAATACAAGGAAGTGCTGTTAGTAATATGGCATCTCACCCACCAAGACAAGGGACGGATAAAAGAATGAAACAAGATGAACAAACTGAACAAATGTTAAGAGAATACATCAGAAACAAGATCAGGCAAACACTAGATGAAGAAAAGAAACAAGAACAACAACTTCGAGAAGTGATTCGTTCGATTATCAAAGAAGCCAAAGATCAGGCTAACCCTCACCCAAGTACTGGTATTAATAAACTTCGTGATGCTTTTCGTAAAGCAAAGCCCTCTATCAAATCAAAGTTTCAACAATTAACAACATCAGAAGAGCAGAGAACATCTTTTACGGCTCATCTTTTGAATGCATTCATAAGCCTCTTTCAACAGATGGACGCGTTAAATGCTCAAGGTGGGGACCCCGAACCTGTACCAGATGCAGAGATAGCGGGACCTTCTTTGGCCGCTCCTCCTGAAGGAGAAGATGTCCAAGCAGATATAAAAGATGATATCTCAAATCTTCTACAAGAGATATCTGTTGATATAGAAGACGACGAAAACATTGATGTAGTAACAGATGAAGAAGAACCAGCACCACAATCACAAGTAGAAAAGGATGTTGAGAAAAAGAAGAACTTAAATGCCGAAAGAGAAGAATTTGGTTCTGGTCTCTCCGATATGGATAAGACCGGTAGAAACCAATCCTTTGATGCATTTCGTTTAGTACAGTCATATTTTTCTGATGCTTATCTGGACTTAGATAATGAAACAGATAGACAGATGTTTAAAGATTGGTGTCTGTATAATCTCGAACTGTTGCTTAAGTCATATGAGTCTGAGCTCAACCCTGCTCTTGAAAAACCTGAGATTGAGAATCCGGAAGGTGCCTAGTGTGGCAAAAGAAAAACAATGAATATAAAGGCAAGTCTTATTATTACTCAACGATAAACAAACTAAAGAAAGAAAAGAAGATAAACGATAAGTTTGAAAACATGCTATCTGCTCTAACTCTAGAAGAAATAATAGCAGTTAAACTTGAGCTTTCCGCGAGATATCTCAACAACAGAATGTACAACTTTCAGATTTGGAAGTCACTGGAGTCTATTTGCAAAGAAGCTGTTGTTCGTTTTGCTCTTTCTTCATGCCGCTCAAAACTTGACGCCGCAAGCTTTTTAGGATTAAGTCTTGGTGAATTAAATATTAATTTAAAAAAAATGAACATTTTTCTTGACAACAAAGAATGAACGTGTTATAATATAGTTGTAGGTGGAAAATGAAAAACATTGTTTTATTTGACATGGATGGAACTCTTACCAAACCAAGGAAAGTGATCGAAGATGGTATCATCCCTGCTTTAAGGGAACTATCAAAGGTATCTGAAATTGGTATTGTTACTGGTTCTGATTATGATTATGTCCACCAACAAATAGGAATGCTGCTGGAGAAGTCGGAGTTAAGATACCGAATTCATATCCTCCCCTGTAATGGCACAAAATATTATCCTCCTCCCAACAGTGCCAACAAAGAGTATCGAATAGCTCACCAAGTTAATATGAGAGAAAAATTAGGTGAAACCAAGTTTAGAGCTGTTATTTCGTACCTTCTCCAGCGGCAGCACCTTATGAAATTGTATGATATCCCTTTCACAGGTCACCATATAGATTATAGAGGTTCTCTTATCAACTGGTGTCCGATAGGACGAAATGCCAATGAAGCGGATAGAACACAATTCATAGAATTTGATACTAAGGGCAGCAGCACCGACACATTTCGACACGACGAAATAAGAGGTTTTAATGTTCGAGTTATAAATGACATGCTTATAAAGGATATTACAATTAAAATGGGCGGAGATACATCGTTTGATATATTCCCAATAGGATGGGATAAAACATATTGCCTAAGACATTTTAAAGATTATCAACCAGCTTATTTTGTTGGTGATCGTTGTGAGCCAAACGGAAATGATTGGGAAATATACAACGCTCTTAGTTACAATGGCCGAGCTTTTAAAACCACAGGCCCTGAACAGACATCTGAAATTATCTTTGATCACATTATTCCTTCTATCCTGCGTAGCGGGGAACAAGATGATAGATGAAGAGTTGATGAAACAACTAAAAGAAACCATTCTCAAGACTTTGAATAATGGTATTGCTTATACTCATATGACTGAACTTGAAAGAGACGAGAAGGAGCAAGAAATAGTAGAACACCTCAAGTCAAAGGGATATGATGTATTCATTGAAGAGTGCATGATATATGTCTTGGGAAAACAATGGAGTAAGATTCTTATGATGGAATTGACCAGAAATACGCTATATTTTACACCATTTAAAGTCTCAGAAGTATCAGAAGTAGTATTTTATATTTTACAATTAGTGTCTAAGAAATATTTAGATAGTATGCCAAAGGTTGAACCTAAAGCATCAGAAAAAGAAGAGGAGATAGAAGAGGATACTGATGAAGACACGGAAGAAGATCCGAAGCCTCCACCAGATTTCTCTTTCTTATAATGATTATGAAAATGTTTTACTTAAAAAGATTAGAAGATGAATCGGGAGTTTCCGGAACCGGAAGAGTAGCTCAAGGTTTTATCTTTGATAATGGCAAGGTTGCTGTAACTTGGCTCTCAGAGCATCCATCAGTAACTATCTATGACAATATTGGAGAAGTCCACGCCATTCATTCCCACGGAGGAAAAACTGAAGTGGTGATGGAGCCTGATTATAAAAGAGCATTTGGAGAGCTTAAATCGTTTATTGACGAGTTCTCTCTGGCCGATGCTTGTTTGTCAAAAGTTTCAAGTGAATCATCAGCGGGTAAACTGATAACTAAAAACTAGTTATTTTGTGACTCCTAAATACACTCTCAAACTCGATGCATCCTATCGTCCGATAGAGATAATACCCGTCCATAAAGGCTTTAATATGGTCTATTCTGGCCGTGCAAAATGTTTGGAGTCTTACCACACCGGTCCAACAAGAAACACGCTTTATCCGTCCGTTATCGTCCTTAAAACGTATATATCAAAACGACGGTTGACTATAAGTTGTAATCGGAGAAATGTCATATGGAGAGACAAGAACACCTGCCAATATTGTGGAGGTGTTTTTTTGTATAAGGAACTTACGATGGATCATGTTTACCCAAGATCCTTGGGAGGTCAAAAGTCTTGGGACAATATTGTTGCAAGCTGCAAACGATGTAACAGTCGCAAGGGACACAAAACAATTGAAGAATTTGGAAAAAAACCCTTGACAAACCCGAAAAAACCTGCTATAACTATAAGAGAGTATTATAGAAATATTCCTTTTCCTATATCGTGGGAAAGATACATTTAGGAGTTATAATGGATAAACCGCTAATAGCCGTTTCCGGAGGCTTTGATCCGGTACATATTGGCCATGTAAGAATGATAAGAGATGCTTCTCGATATGGAGACGTGCTAGTTATTATTAATTCTGATGAATGGCTTATGAGAAAGAAGGGATACGTTTTTATGCCTTGGAAGGAACGAGCCGAAATCATGGGAAATATCAAAGGAGTAACTGTCGTTACATCTGTTGATGATTCTGATGGAACTGTGTGTGAGGCACTTATAAGGTGCAAACCTCATGCCTTTGCAAACGGTGGAGACCGAAAAGATAAAAACACACCAGAAATGGACCTGTGTGACCACATAGGTATAGAAATGATGTGGGCTGTTGGTGGAAATAACAAACCACAATCATCCTCATGGCTAATTAACAACATAAAGGAGAAAGAAAATGGATGAATCAATATCAGATCAATTAATGGAGGTTACAAAACTCCTCCAAGAAGCAGATGATGAAACAAGAGCTTTGTTTGCCACATGTTTTGATGCTGCGAGACAGCTTGGTGAGAAAGGTCTCACACTAAAGCAAGTCCAAGTAATTGCAATGATGGGCCAACAGACAGCCGTCAATCCTCAACTAAAGCAAATGATGAAATATTTATCAAGTATGATGCAGTTTGATCCCGATGCAGAATTTAATTAAACAAGAAGCAGGCAAAAAGCCTGCTTTTTTTCTATTTAAGTTAAACAAATAGGAACACAAATAATGAAATTAAATGATATATTTCCTGCGGCGCTTAAGGATGAAAGAAAATTTGAAATTGATGAAGGTGCTCTAGGTATCTTTTTTCAATATAAACTACCTGAAATCCTGAAACAGGACTTTAAAGAAGGAGAACTTGTTGATAAAGCAATAGATGCCCTCTTGTTAGCTGTCCAAGCCTCCTCCAAAGCTAGTATTGGTACGACCAATGATGAAGGTGACCCAGTATCTATAACAGAAGAGGGTGTGATAAGAAATATTCTTGCAAAAGCCTTAGCTCCTTATTTTGTTGATGGAGCAGAACCAGATACAGATATTGCCAAGAAACTTTTCTCAACAATACTAAAAGCAAAAGAAGAAAAATTTGGAACCGGAGGAGCAGAACTAAACTTTCAAGCAGCATATTCTCCTGTCATCGCAAAATTTAAAGCAGTTATATCAAGTGTGTTGTCAAAGCTTGATAAGCAAATAGCCACAAGTCCTGTCAACATAGAAGATTTACAAACATATAAAACAGAAGTACAGGCATATGATAAAGCAGTGGATGAAATGGCCACTGTTGTCAATTCAAAAACAAATCAAGAGTTCAAAAACAATTGGGCTAAAATTACGGGAACAGTCGGCGGAATATCAGAAACATTAACGAAGGGTGATAAGATAACTGATTTTGTTGATAATGTTGTTAAAAGTGATTCCTCTGCCCGAGAAGATATCAAAGTAGAGCAAGGACCAACAGATGATATCAAGATTATAAGTAAAATTATAAGCATGCAACTTCGCCTTATTGGAGCCCGAATGGATGTCATTACTGGCAAAAAACAAAAAGGAATATCAGATTCTGATGTTAAAACTAGCCTTCGAGATGCGGAAATCGACATCGGAGAAGATGAATATGAAGCCGCAAAAAAAGAATATGAAGGAGCAGACAAATCATCATATGCAACAGGCTTGCTAGGCTTTATAAAAAGCTTATACACAAAAGGCTCTAGAGCATTTAAAAATTTGCTTAATATTAAAGAACCCAGCGACGCTCAAGCAGGGTTACTCGAAGATATTATAGGGAATGTATATCTTGAGGAAATATCTCGATTACAAGAATCATATGAAACAGCAGGATACAATATAACCGATGCTGCCACAGATGATACAATAGTAAAAAATGTAGTCAGACAGCTTGTAAAAAAAACAGGTGAAAGAACTCCGCTTATAGTTGCACAAGACAAAGAAGGCATCATTTTCATACAGAGAAAGGGGACTACTTATGAAGCAATATCGAGACAGGTTATTACCAATATCGTACGAAAAGATTTATTAAAGATACCCGAGCTTAAAGACTTTATGGAAAATAAGAAAGAAATACAACCAGCAGAGATAGGAATTTGGTCCGAAAACCTCGCGAAAGACAGTAGAATGATCCAAAAACTACCGAAAATAAACAACATTTACAAAGCGTTTGAAGTTTATCTGCCCGGTATTCAAAAAACCCAAACAGCAAACCTATTATCTTTAGCAGTAACACTACACAGAAACACAAAGAGACTACCTGAAGTCAAAAAAAGAAAAGCTGTCAAAAGCTTAATACACCTAATTGAAACAGAAATGAGAAAACATAAAAATCAAGCAAATGTAAAAAGGATATAACATGGCTAAAAAAAACTTAGTGATCGATACGTCGGTATTTCTTTCTGATGCGAGTTGCATCTTCAAACTCGGCAATGCCGATATTTTCATTGCTTTCAAAGTTTTGGAGGAAATTGACAAGCACAAAAAGCGTCAAGACTCCGTTGGATACAATGCTCGAAAGATTATTAAAATAATGGACGAGTTTAGAGCAAAAGGGTGCCTTTCGAATGGAGTTCGTATTGGCAAAGGTAAAGGAATATTTAAGGTTGAAGAAGGAAGGGCAAAATTGCCTGAAGGTCTTTCAATGGATGTTTCTGACCATCAGATTATCGCAACTGCACTTTATGTCAAAGAGCAATATCCAAAAAGAAAAACTGTTATGTTATCTCGAGATATCAACTTCCGAGTCATATCAGATTCTGTTGGCATCCCTGCTGAAGATTATGTTACATCTCAAGTGGTTGACGATACAGATAAGATATTCACAGGACTTTCAGAATTGGTCGTTGATGATGAATTGATTGATCAGTTTTACGCTGATGAAGAGATTATCTTTGACAAACAGTTCCAACGAGAGAGAAAGATAAGACTATATTGCAATCAGTTTGTAATGCTTATCTCGTCCTCTAACGACAAAAAGACGGCACTTGGTAGGTACTTTAGTGATACGGCTCCTATTAAGCGTGTGAACGACCATAAAAAGGATCTTTCATGGGGTGTTGTTCCGAGAAACAAAGAACAATCTTTTGCATATGATCTCTTGTTTGACGACGATGTTCCTCTTATCTCCTTGATTGGACGAGCCGGCTCTGGTAAAACTTTAATGGCAATAGCTGCTGCAATGGAACAAACGCTTGGTTTTGGAGATAAGAAATATAATAAAATTGTTATATCTCGACCTGTTCAACCAATGGGTAAAGATATCGGGTTCTTGCCCGGAGACATGAAAGAAAAAATGTTACCATGGCTCATGCCTATTCAAGATAACCTCCAAACAATGGTTGGAGATAAAGTAATGCTGGATTCTTTTATCGAACAAGGAAAGATTGAGATCGAAGCTCTTACATATATTCGAGGAAGATCTATCAATAATGCCTTTATGATCATTGACGAAGCCCAAAACCTAACAGCCCACGAAGTGAAGACTATTATAACCCGTGTTGGAGAGAACACAAAGGTGGTTTTAACGGGCGATATTGAACAAATAGATAACCTATATACTAACGAAACTTCCAACGGCTTAACGTACGCTGTTGAGCGTTTTAAAGAATACAACCTTGCTGGACATGTTACCTTTACAAAAGGTGAACGTTCCAGAATTGCGACATTGGCATCAAAGATTTTGTAATTTCCTTTGCTCCGAGATAATTAAGTTATAAAAAAAATTTGACAAAATATAGTGAGTATGTTATAATACCATTATAGTAAGGAGAAGTAATGAGTTGGCTAGAAAACTCTATGAAAGAAGCAAAAAACTTAAAGGATCACTACATTATGCAAGGGGTGGAT